GTTGCCATAGTTTAATTAATCGTTTTCTTCTTCTCCCAACCAAATAGAACATTCTTCTTCACTTAAACCGTATGCACTCATTAAAACTTGTGCGGCTTGTTCTTTTGTTATCTTTTCTTTATTATATTCACGCACTATTCTTAATAAACCTTGATATTCTCTACCAGATAGTTTTCTTAATATATCATTTATTACCGGTTTTTCACTTTCTGCTTCAACAGGTGTATTTGGTTTGTCCTCAACAACTGGCTTTTCAATTAAATCACCAACCTCAAAAATTGATAATGGTTTAACTTCAAATGTTGTTGGCTTTTTATATTTCATTGATACCAGCTTGTTGAATACTGGTAGTAATTCATTTTGATATGGCATTATAACTGTCTTTCTCAAAAATTCAGTATGACTTACAATCTCATCTTTTGAACCTAATTTATTTGCTGTTGAAATTGCAAATAATTCTCCTGATGATACTCTATGTCCTGATAATATTGACCTAACAATATCATCATATATTGCTTGATAATAACCATCATTTCCTGATGTTGATATTTGTGTAATCTCAGGTGCTGTTTCTTTGCTTTCGTTGAATGATATGATTGGTCTACCAGCATTGTTTACAGAACTAAATTGTTCTTCAATACCTCTTGAGATAATTCTTTCCTCATCAGGTCCAGGTGCACCATTGTTAAAATTAATCCAAAGCGTCGGGTTCATACCGTTCTTTAAATTGTTAGCGTGAAACTCTTTAATGTTCACGTCAATCTCAATAGCTGCTAACGCACCAGAATAATCAGGATGAGGATAATAACTATTATTTGGACAATAAGATTTATAATAAAGGATTTGGCTGGCATCACCTTCTTTTTGATTGAAAGGGTCAATTTCTTCCACAGGGAATTTTCTGATGTTTGACCAGTCAGCCGAGTAATAATATTTTTCAACGTCATCTATTTCAGGGTTAATTTTTCCCACTCTAACTCTAGAAAAGTCTATGTGATATATTTCTGCAATTGTTTCTCTATCTCTAGCCCATACTACATTTACTGCAAAACCACCAAATAAAACTAAATCTAATGCACATTTCTTTAGTACATCACTTACGTTCTCTTTTGGATTGATTAAATTAACGGTAGCCATTGGGTTGTTCAATGATACAATACCATCACCCATTATTTGATTTACCTTTGATGTCACAATTGCTTTATGTATAGCACAGTTCTGATAGCGACTAATTAGGTATTGTGGCATTTGATTATCCAAGCCATAGTTAACCCATGGTCTTCTATCAAATGTTTCAGAGAACACGGGTAAAAACGGTTCTTGTCTGAAGTTTAATTTACCTAATTGATATTTCTTTTTTTCTTCACTCATAGTTAATCTTGTATGTATATGTATTTCTCATTGTCATCATCTGTTGAGATGTATTCAACAATAGTGTTATTCTCTGTTGTACCAACAAGTCTGCATAAACCAGTATAAACTAGATTTGTACCATTTCCAAATATTTGCAATTGGTATTGTCCTTCATAATTTAAGTCTTGACCTGGGTTTTGAAAGTTCAGTATTATCTCACAATATCTTTGATTGTCAGCATACTGTGCTGGATTGGATGTATTAACTACATATGACTTTACCTCTTTTGACAAACTGTTTGTAAAAGTCAAAGTATAGGTGTTAAAATCTGTCCTTGAGTTATTGTTTATATTCAGAACAAGTTCGTTTTGTTGTCCCTTATTTAGTATAATCATAATGATACTCTCTATATAAGTAAATATAAAAAAAACCAAATTGAAACTGTACCAAATAAAAAAAGGGTGGTATTACCCACCCAATTTAATAGATTGATATAGATATTCAGTCTTGTGACTTACAATTATCCACTGATAGTGAAACCAGAGAATACAGTAGCTAACGCACCGTCAATAACTCTAGCTGGTTCTGGTTCTTGTCCAGAGAAGATGAAAGTAAATTTCGAACCGTCCGCGAGTGCAGTACCTGAGTTAGCGTCACCACCACTTAGATACATACCATTCACTTGACCTAACAATACCTGTACACCATTTTGGTCAATTGCAACGATTTTTAATTCGTCGTTTTGTCCTAATAGTTTTAAAAGGTTTCTCTTGTCTTGGTCATATTTGTATGCAACAATAGTTAATACTTGTTCGTAGAAGATACTTCCGTTTTCAAATGACTTTTGAACTGACTGTACTAAGCTAGAAGTATTTCTTTTTACTTCAAAACCATACAATGTACCTGTACCTGTTGCACCTGTAATTTCACCAGTAGCGTCATAAGTTAAACCAGAAATTGTTGCGCCCGTAGAACCACCTAAAATGTAAATCTTAGAGATACCACCTAAGCCATCACTACATCCCAATTGAATACCGCTTGATATAAAGCAACTCATAATTTATGTATATTAATTTTTTTCGTTTATTTTAAAAGTGTGGGGCCTTTCACCCCACAGGTTTTATGTTATGAACAACTAGATTATAAACCGTTAGTTGCAAAATACTTCAAGCTACCGAAAGTTGCTACTTGTACACCATAAGAGTACTTAGCGATACCTTTCAATACATCGAAGTCTCTTGAATAGAACATATCGATTTTCTCGCTATCGTCTAACAAGTTAGTTCCGAATACTGTGTATCTAGCTGGAACAGCGTATACAGAGTTTCCTGTGATACCAATTGTTGGTACTACTTTAGCAGAACTGTTTGGATGTAATGCATATGCTTGAGATACTGAACCTAATTGATTTGAAGAACCAATGTAGTTTTGGAAGTAATTAGCAGCAGTTAATGCTTGTACATAACGTCTGAAGTTAGGAACTGACATAAACACTTTATAGTCATCTAATACTTGTGCGTTAGCATCTAAAGCAACGATTAACTTGTCTACTTCCCAGATTGGGTTACCGTTAGTACCGTATGCTACAGCTGGGTTAAACGCTGTACCTGATACAGATACTGCAGTGAATGAGTTACCAGTTGTTGGCATCAATGCAGCTAGACCATTGAAACAATCTCCACCAGCAGTTGTTGCTTGCCAGATTTTAGTTTCAACTCTTTGTTGTACTTGGTCAACAATGTTTTGTGCGATTACACTTTCGAAAGGTGTTTGCTTGTTGATGTCTAAATCACCACCTTCTAAGAACATAGAAAGGTAAGTAGTTCTTAATTGGTCAGAACACCATTCCATGTTAATTTTTTCTGGACACACAGTTAAGTTTCTTTGTGTGTAAGTAGTTGTACCAGAAGAGGTCCATCCACAAGAACCAGCTTGGAACGCTGGTGCGCTATCAAGTAAATTCAATGATTGTGAACCACGAATACCAACTTGATTTGAAATTTCTTTTACAGTTGTAGCACCCATTAACGCTTTAGTTAACAATTCACCACCTACTTGGTCAGTGAAACCAGTGATTGAACTTACAACATAATCAAAATTGTGTTTTGAATAATTTTTCATATTGTTTTTAATTTTTAGTTTTAAATGTTATTTCTTAATTGTAGGATACCTTTAACTCGGCTATCCTCTTCGTTATATCTTGAAAATTCAGTTTTACCATTTGGAATTGGTTTTGCAGCTGGTGCTTTTTTGAAAGCGCTAAATTCAGCTTCAACCTTCTCCATCTTTTCTTCCATCTTTTTCATTTTATCAGAGATTTTCATCAACATATCTTTTAGCATTTGATACATCTCTTCGTCAACGTTAATTTCGTCTTCTACTTCATCTTCTACAACAGCACTATCTTCCATACCTTCAGGTGCAGATATAGCAACGATTACCCCGTCCTTTGTTTCAACCTTAGAACCATCGCTAACGATGTGAACACCATCTGGTGCTGGAATACTTCCTTCTTCAGTTACAACAACAACTTTAGCACCTTCTACTACTTCTTCTCCTTCGATTTTGATTTTAGTACCATCTTCAAGAACAGCATCAACGAAAATTTCTTTAACAGCAACGATTTTACCGTCCACCACATCGATGTTGAAATTTTCAACAAGTCTGTATGAACCATCTTCTAAAGCCACTCTTTCAAACTCTTCTGACAATCTTGTTACAGCCTCACCAACCTTTAAGTCAGCAGCTTCCAAAATAGTATTGTCTTCCAATTTGAATGATTTAAGTGAAACCTCATCAGACATAAAACCGAATTGTACCATCAATTTCTTAATTTCAGCAATTGCGTTTTTTGATTTTGACATAGTTTTGTTTTGTTTTTATTTATTCTTCTTATTATTAAATATAAAAATTTATATATATAGCCAAATTAATCTCTGACTGACCTCAATATTTCTGCAACTTTCTTCAGGAACATCTCTTCTCTAGCAAATGCAGCTATCTCTTCAAAGTAACCTGATACAGAAAATCCATTCAATTCACCTTTCTTAACTCTGTTCCATACCTCGTCATTCTTAACTTTCATTGATACGAACCAAGAACCAACAGGTAAATCACCATAACCATATTTGTTTGATTTATCATTGTCATCTTCCTTAATCCAGCTTTCAATAACGTATACATCTTTTGCTGCTTTACCATCGTGGTCTAAGTCATTGTTGTCTGTATACTTGTTACGCATATATTTCTCAGCAATCATCTTGATAGTTTCAGCACTGAAAAATACATAGTATGGATTACCTAATGCATCCTTACGGAATATCTTCTTATCAGGCACCATAGCTGGCCCCACAACAATTCTTTTCTCATCATCGGTAGCAAAGTTCACCTTTGACATTTTCTTCCTTCTAATGGTCTCTAATTTCTTTGCTGCCCATTCAACACCTGTAGTTCCACCCCATCCTAACCAAGCTACATAACCTTTGTCTTTCCATGGTGTATCTTTGAATTCAGGTGATACCTCAGCATTCTTTCTATGTCTAGCAAAGGCTGACATTCTAGCAATCGTTTCCTCACTGATGTTTTCACCATTGCACAATTGGTTAGCCCTAGTCCAACCAACCCTAGTCATTCCCTTAACTTCATCACCATGTTCATCTCTCCATTTCAATACTTTACAAGCATTATTCTTAGCAGCCTCAGGATAGTCATTATAAGTCTCAAAATTCGACTTTGTTCTTCCGGTGGTAATCTCATCCACATAAGCTGGTAAACCGCCTATATC